GCCAAAAAAGATATTGCGATCAGAGAAAAGCAAAGCGAGCTTACCAGGCAAAGAACGCCGGAAGAGCTTGCCGCAGAAGTGGAACGGATTGAGAATTATCAGGCTAACGACAGACCGCTATTTACGAACGAGGTCGATCGATATCAGTGGTGTCTGATTCGTCAGGCCGAAGGTTATGCGCTTTTAAAAGAAGATGGAGCATTCGTTCGTGAGCATGAAAGCCAGATGAATACTGAGATGCTGGCCTACTGGGAAACATTTAAAGAGAGCATCATAGATTCTACAACTGTAAACGCAAACTAAAAAAGGAGCTGCCCATGAGAGATGATGTATTTATCGCAACCGTGAATTATCAGAAAATGAAGGCGTTATGCGACGAGCTGCTCGGCCCTGTCCTGGGCGTGGAACTATCTGCCGTCCTCGGACGAGCAGGCCGAGGGAAAACAACCGCCGCGGAAAAAATATTCACCGACAATCCGCAAACCGTTTATGTGCTGTATCAGGAGGGATGGACCTTCCTGGAGCTTTTGCGGGAGGTTGCGTTCAAGCTTTGCGGACTTCGACCCAGGTTTCGCCAGGTGTGTTTCGAGATGATCCAGAGCGAACTTGCCTCAAAACGCCGGGTTATAATGGTGGACGAAGCCGATCGCATGAATCTGAAATGTCTGAATGTCCTAAGAAACATTCACGATATTTGCAGGGTTCCGATAATGCTCATTGGAGAGGAATCGCTCGAGGGCAATCTGGGCAGAGAGCGGCGGCTTATCAGCAGGGTTCGAAACACGATCGTTTTCGAGCCTGTCACCCAGGCAGACGTGGTGGTTTTTTATATGGATACCATAGAACAGAAACTTTCTCCTGATATGGCGGCCGTATTGTTGAAATATTCGAACGGCGATTTCAGGCGCGTGCTCACAAGTGCGGTAACGGCCGCGAAAATAATGAAAGCAAGCGGCATTGCAACAATCACTGACGCCGTTATTAAGGAAGTATGCAAACAAAAATGAAAAAATACCGTACTGGTATGACCCGAAGAGTTAGAAATGCAGTGGAAAAACTGGACAATACTGAAGGTTTTTCAAGAAGTGATTTATATCACCATATCGATCATATTAAACCGCTAAATCTACTAGAGGAACGGAGTTTTTACAGGACGTTTCGAGAACTGTATAAGCGAGGAGAATTAAAGCGAATAGGTTATGCAAAATATCGCTTCGTGAAAGGCCTTACACCGAAAGCGCAAGTGCGGCAACGCATCTATAGGGCTATGTATGTCAGAAGATCGTTTTGCGCAAAGGACATCAGGCTATTAACCGATGCGGAATCAAGTTACATACTGGCAATTATACGCAAGCTCAAGAATGACGGCCAACTGGAATATACGGGCATATCGGAAAAGCGTAAATACTTCCGGGTGCGACAGGCGGATGAATTCTACCTGAATTTTGTGAAAGATGAAAGCAATGCAACCGATTAAGGGCGGCGGGAAAAAGTCGCCGAATAAATTTCAGAAGCAAAGGCGTGGTTTGTTGGCCGTAGTTCATATTGCCAAAAAGGATCTCGGCCTGGCTGATCCCGAATACAGGGCTGTGCTCATGCGCTACGGGGTTTCGTCTGCCGGAGCCATGTCGATCCCGGAGCTGGAAAACCTGGTGGAATATTTTGAGTCTTTAGGATTCATAAAAGCGCAAAAAGAACGGTTCAAAAAATTTAAAAAGCCCGGAACGCAGGCAGCGGCATTGAGAGAACGGATATTAGCTGAAGCCGCAAAGCTCGACAACTGGGGAAAACGCCTTGCTGGGCTGTTAAAGAAAAAATGCGGAGTGGATAAGCTGGAGTGGTGCAGTGATGTCGGGAAATTGAAGGGTTTGTTGCAGTGCATTGTTGGTATTTGTAGGGCAGACTTTCCAGTCTGCCATAAATAACAGGCTGGAAAGCCTGCTGCACATCCATAAGGAGACAAATCATGTTTGAAACAATATTTTTGAATGCAATACAGGCAATCAGCGACAGCCGGTTTTGGTTTTTGCCGCTGATTATTTTATGTACTTTTGTTATCCTGGCTGTTGAGGTTTTCGGGATTATCCAGGAAGAGATTGATGAGTGGTGGCCGACGAATGACAGGGAATAAATCAATCATGCAAAAAATGGAGTGCCCATGCATCACATGCACCCTGGGTGATCAGGATAAAAACAGACGGGAGTGTGAGGAATGCCAGGGAAGAATCAAATATGTTGAGAGGCTGGATGGCCCGAGGCCAGATGACGGACGACAGACGACGGATGACAGAGGACAGATAGGATACGAAAATGCCGACGTATGACTACATATGCGAAAACTGCGGCGCAGAAAGACGGGCGCACAGGTCGGCGGATTCTCCTCCGCCGCGATATTGCGACTTTAATTGCAGGAAAAAGGCAGGGTACATGAACCTCCGGAGAAAGCGAAAAAAATGGCCGATTTCCCCAGAGATGCACGATGCCATTAAAAGGGTGTATCACACGGACACAGGCAACGGCCAGGTAGCTGCTCTGGCAAAGCGATTTGGATATCCGCGACAGAGGATAACGAAATATGCTATTCGGCAGGGGTGGATCGCAAAGCAGAAAGGCATGCCGCACTGGTCTGAAAAAGAGCTTAAGATCCTGAAAAGAAATGCGCGCTATTGCCCGGAGGTAATTTCACGCAAAATGAAGGAGTATGGATTCAGCCGATCTGCCACGGCGATCGTGATCAAGAGAAAGAAGATGAGATATGCACAAAACTTGAACGGTCATAGTGCAAGATCGGTTGCGATATGCCTGGGCGTGGATGTTCATTATGTCACCCGGGCTATAAAAAGTGGCCAACTCTATGCAATGAGACGGGGCACAAACCGCACGGAGCGTCAGGGCGGAGATGCCTGGTGGATCAAGGATCAAGGATAAAGATATCAGAGATTTTGTCCTTAATTATCTGCCGGAGATCGATATCAGGAAGGTGGATAAGTATTGGTTTGTGGATTTGCTTGTAGGGGATTTAAGTTAATAGTTATTCGTTATTGGTTATTTGATATCAGAGGACGTATGAGGAAGCCGTTCAATTTTTGATTTCAGATTGAAGATTTCAGATTGGAGGCCAAATATGGCACAAAAGAGAATGACGGATTTTGAGAAAGAACTCTACAAGGGCGATCTGCTCAGGATAATATCGCGGCACGTGGGCCGGTCAAACAAGATCGGGATGGGCGAGCTGTATGAGAGGGTCTTTTTCGATGCATGGAATAACCGCATCAACGACACGCGTCGCTTGCGCAAGCTAGTCACAGAGCTAAGAAAGGAGGGTGTGCCCATTTGCAGCGATACGTCCAGGACGGGAGGTGGTTATTATCTGGCCAGCGTCGGGTCTGAGCTCAATACGTATTGCCGAAAGCTCAGGGATCGTGCCTTGAAGATGCTCGTCCAAGAGTCGAAGTTGCGCAGGACGACTTTGCCGGAATTGTTGGGGCAGATCCAGCTAGAATTACCGGGGGTGTAATTCAGAGGTCGGAGGTCGGAGGTCAGAGGTCAGAAGTCGGTAGGGCAGGCTTTCCAGCCTGTTAATAGATATCGGAGGTAAGAGATCATGGAAGATATTCGAGAGCGGGCGGACAAGCTGCTTCTGGGCCTGAAAATGTTTACCGGCAGTTTGGACAGGTTGATATATGACGCGGCGGCGGAAATAGACAAGGTGCGCGCTAAATATGATGAGTTGATAAAACCCATTAAGGAGAGCATTACGCTGACCGACAAGGAGTTGCGAAAGCTGGCAAAGGCTAATAAGGACGATCTTTTTGAGGGCCAGGACAGGATCGACTTGGAAAATGGCGCACTGCTCTACACCCTGGAGAAGCGTGTCAGGCGTGCAAGGGGTATGCTTGAACGGCTCAAAGAGCAGGGGTTTAAGGACGTTATCAGGATTGCCGAAAGCGTCAACTGGGATGAGATTGATAAGTGGCCGGATGAGCAGCTTAAAAAGGTAGGCACGGAGAGGATTGAGGAAGAGCGGTTTGAATATGAATTGTTTTGACAGGATTAACAGGATAGACAGGATTTTGTATATCTATCTGTTGTTTTTTTGGAGGTATTATGGATTTCCGGAAAATGCTTGAACAATATTATGATTATCTTGGCAAGGTGAAACCCACAAACAAAACGATCACAAACCATCTTCTTTGCTTTGCAGATTGGCTCAATATCGAGCACGATTTGAATGAAGTTGTAAGCGTATTGGATAAAGTATTGTCTGAAACCGAAAGCGGTTACAGATTGCGATCAAAAACACGAAATGAAATTAAAAAAATAATCGGCTTCTTGCGAAATGACCGATCTAAACAACTCATAGAGCGCATGGACCAGGTGAGACATGATCTGAATATTGCGCGGATCAACTTGCAACTTTGGGAGGGCAAGGTCAAGCATTCGGAGGAAGAGCTGTGGTCGTTGAAGAAATATTATATCGAGCAGAAGGAGAAATCTAATGAAAGATTATAAATACCCGGAAGAGATGCGGCGGGATGCGCGGGAACGTGTTTTGCGGACGAATGTAGGGCGGGCTTTCCAGCCTGTTGATAGAAGACAGAAGACGGAGGACCCGCCTTCATCCAGGGATTACGGCGCGGCAAGCAGAGATCGGAGGGCGGATGACGGTAAAAGAAGATCCTAAAACTGAAAGCATGGCCGTTATGGCAGAAATGACGTGCGGGGAGTGTGGTCAGATACGCACGGAGTTTTGCTTGCATCGATGTATTTATAAGGTGCTTTTTGACGATTGTCGTGCGCGGGAATGACATGAAAGAGAGGTTGATTTGAAAGCAATTACTTTGTGGCAGCCGTGGGCGTCTTTGATGGCTTTCGGGGATAAGAAAATCGAAACCCGATCCTGGCACACTCGTTATAGAGGGCCGCTGGCTATACATGCAGCTAAAAAAATTGTTCCATACACAAATATAGAGATTCTATCAGCCATAGAGAGTCATGGATTGAATTGCCGGAAACTTCCGACGGGCGCTGTTTTGGCTATTTGTGAATTGGTGGACTGCAAAAAAATCGGTATCCACAATCGACCGGATATGCCTGAAAGAGCATACGGAGACTATGCTCCCGGGCGGTATATGTGGATAACAAAAGAGCTAACAGCCCTGTCGGAACCCATTACTGCGCGGGGATATCAAGGCGTTTGGAACTGGGATATAGAATGGCAGCTTTTCCAGGGGTTTTTGAAGGGGAATGCCTAAAATGCCTAAAATGCATAGAGTGTTTGGAAGGAAT